CCCGACGATCTTGTCTCCTTCGGGGATCATCTCCACGTCGCGCGGTCTGGCGACGGAGATTCTCCCGTAGCCCTGAAGCGTCTCCGCGTTCGGCTGCCACACGCCGTTGACCCAGGTTCCAGCCGAACGCAGGATGCTGTAACTCTGCGCGTTCTCAGGATCGTTGACCACTTCGGAAACGTCGATCATGTCTCTTCCCTGACCACGAACGTGATGGACTTTCTCATGGCTCCGGTGTCGATCAGGGGTCTGTCCGAACCCTTCCGCTTGATGGTGGACGGAGCGTTCGGTGCCCAGCGGTTCCGCGGATCGACGAACCAGGACTTCGAGGCGTTCACCCCGGCGATTCCGGCGCGACGCAGGAAAGCAGTGGCCTTCACTGGATTCTTGTCGAGCCATGCCTTGGCCGCAGCCTCAAGCTCCACCGCGATGGCCTGCCTGTTGCCCTCGGCCTGGATCGCTGGCTCGATGACGGGACGGGCGGGGATGCCCCGAACCGGAGAGCCGTGCGTGTGGATGTAGAGCAGGGCGGCGTTGTTTATCTTCTGCCGAGGCCGGCCAGCCGTCCGCTGCGGGATGCCGACCAGCACCTCTGCGCGCCTGATCTTGGAGAGCGCCTGGTAGAGGGCCAGCGGGCCGCTACCGCTTCTCGAAACCGAGATTTGAGGCATCATGCTCTCACCATGCCAGCATCGGCCCACTGCCGATCACCTTGGCCATCGTCGCCAGCATCTGGCCGTATTGCGTCAGGTTCCAGCTCGCCCAGTTCTCCAAGCCTTGCACCGGCTGATAGCTCACGCTCACGTCGCCGACCGACTTCGCAACGGCTATTCCGGTCGCCAGCCCTTGGGCCGCGATCCGCCCGACGCTGGAGTTCGGATCGCCATCAGACCTCGCGTACAGGGTGAGGAAGTGCGCCACGTACAGCGCGACAGCGAGCACCCACTGCTCCTGCCAGCGAGCCTGAACAAGAGATGCGGTGGCCAAGTAAAGATAGGCGGTGATGACGGCGAACGGTATCGGCGGAGCGTTCCAGATGGTGAGGCTGATCGACGCGCTTGCGGTGGCGTTCTGCGAGAGCGTCAGGACCAAGCCAGCGATGCCCGAGATGAAGGTTCCGTTCGGTATTCCAGGTCCGGCGACGGCGTTGCCAATCGTCAGTCCCGTTGCGTCTGGAACGCTTACGCTTGCGCTTCCCGAAACCGTGGTCACGGGCGAGATCAGAGGCGGTCCCGCGAACTTGGGATAGAGGGCGAGAAAATCTTGAACGGTGTAGGGTGGGTTCGTTCCGTAGACTACGTTCGAGGCACCCGCGAGGGTGGGCAGCATCCCGCCCGACTCGTCAGGCCATCCCCAAACCGACTCGAGCCACTCGCTGTAATCTGGGAACCCACCCACATCACTCCTCACGCACTCTTCTGTTTCTTCTGAGCATCGGCCGCAGCTTGGTCCTCATCGACCAGCTCGTCCGCTTCCTCTTCCGCATCGCACGCTTCTTGGGCTTTTGCCTCAGCGTCAGCCTTCGCGTCAGCCTTGGACTGGTGCTTTGAATCACTGGCATCCGAGGCGGATGGTTTTTCGGTCACTGGATCAGCCTGTGGCTTGATCTCGGCGGAGGCAACCTTGATCTCCAAGACCGTTCCCCTCTTGAGGGCTTCCTTGTAAACCTCCGCCTCGGCCACCCATTCGGGAATCTCCTGCGGCTCGGGAGAAGCGTGGAGGTGAAGATTCTGGTGATAAAGCATTTGGCTGGCATCGGGGCATCGGAGGAAAAAACTGTTTTTGATTATCACTAGCATTTCTGATTCACCCTACGCACTTGGTTGGGCGGCCTTGCTTCTGCCTCTGTTCTTTGCGCCGACTGTGAGTGGCGCCGTCTCTGGCTGGTTGGGAGGCGTCGGAAGACCCATCGGAATCTTGGGCTCACCCTTGAACTCCTCCGCTGGCGGTGCCGGTGGCTTGCCCCTCACTTCCAAGATGTTTCCGCGCTCCACGGCTTCCTTGTAGAACTCCGTCGCCGTGAACCACGCCGGAAGATGCTGTGGCTCTGGCGATGCCATCAGCCTGATCGCCGGATGCCCGTCTCGCTTCGTCAAGAACATCGTGCGCTGAACCCTTTGGTACATCATTCACCTCGTCGCCGGACCGATCTTTTCTGGAACCCGGCGACAAGCATTATACACCCTGACGCTTAAATGCCGTCAAGATAAGCCATCGCGGTGCTGCGGAACACCTGAACCTGAGACACGCAACCGTTGAACAGCGTCTCGTAAGCTCCGCCATCCTTCACGCTCGGGACCGTCATCACTTTCTGGATCGGCTGCGGGATCTGAAGCTCCACGGTCTCGTCGTTCTTGCGGTACGCAAGCAATCTGGCCAGGCTGCCAACCTGCCCCTGGCCAACGATCCACGGATCCGGGAGGGGAAGGATCTCCACTTCGATCCCTTGGCGCTTCGCGATGTTGTTCGCCAGAACCCATTCGAGCAGGGAGTTGAACCCGCCGATGGTCATGGGCTGCGTCATGATGTCGTAGTGCTCATAGTCCATCAGAATCGTGTCCGCCATCCCGGCCACATCGTATCCTGATGCCTGCTGTGTGGCCAGCAGGATCTGGTTGATGTCGTTCAGGATTTCGGTGGTCGTCTTCCTCGACCACAGCGGAGAACCGGCCGCGCCGTTCGAGGCTGCCGTGTAGCCAATCGCCGTGTTGTTGATGAGGCCCGGCTGACCCGCCCAACCCAGGTAGGTCACGCGATCCAGGGCTTTGCCCCAGATCACCCTGACTCCTCGGTCGAGCAGGTCCTGGATGCTGAATGGCATCGGCATTCCGAAGCGCTTGGCGTCGATCAGGCGCTGGAGGTCTAGATGGGTGATGAGCATGGACGCCTGCCAGATGAACGTGCGCCACACGCCCTTGTTGATGTTGGTCTGGACCGTCGGCACGTCGGTGTTCTGAGTTAGCTGTAGGCCATACTGGTTCCCGCCGACGGTGGCATAATCAGAGGCCCAGCGGCTCACGAACTCGGGGAATCCTCCGCCCGTCTTGATGGGAATGTCCCGAGGGTGGGTGACCGACGCCAAGGGCTCGATGAGCCTGACGTCCGGCAACTCAAGCTGAGATTGGAGAAAAGCAAAACCCGCGCCGCTGGCGGCGTCCTTTGCCACACTCCCTGTCCAATTGTGTTTGAACATTTCTGATCCTCCAAACAGTCTCATCAATGATCGAACTCTCTCAACCAACCGGCCGACCAGTCGCTACGCAGACTGCCGCGACAACAGCGTGATCTCGCAGCATCCGTTGCCGTCCACGTACCCGGTGCGGAACACGACTCCGACGAGGGCGACCTGACTCGCGGAACTCGCGGAGACGTATGCTTCGAGTCCGCCGACGGGGCCGGGCGAGTAAATGATGTTGTACGCGGTTCGCAGATACACCGGCTGGTTCCTCTGCGGCGTGCCAGCCCAAACTCTCACGACAACAGAACCTCGCTCCAGAACTTCCATCACCTCTCCGGGCGCGTAGGAGCCGATCGCCAGAGTTCCGGGCACTTGAGGATACCCAAGCATCGTCTTCACCAAGCGGACGGCGATGCCTGAGAAATACGGAGCGCTGAAGGTTATCCCTCCGCTCGGAGAACCCGGAGTGCCTGTCCCGATGATGGCGGCCCTGAGCGACATGTACGTTCCACCCAAGGATGACGTGAGAGGGGCGGGTTGTGTCGGAGCTGAGGGCGTTGCTCCCTGAGCGGTCGTGTCGGGCACCAGATAGACCGCATCTGCGAAGGCGATCGCATCAGCCACGAACGGAGTCAGTTGAGCAGATGCCTGGCCGGCCGCGATCACGCGCTCGCCGGTTCTCGAAACTTGGCCGAGGAATCCGATGTTCAATCCTGTCACCGGGATCACGGCACCGAAGGGGGTCCCGCTACCCGTCTCCGAAATTCCACTCGGGTCATAGAGCAATCGCGCCACATGGCGCTCGAAAGCCCTGTTGTATCCGTGCTTGGCGAAGTGCCGGTCCAGCCAACGGAGCAATGCCAATTTCCCTGAATGGATTGTCAACATGATTTTCTTCTCCTCTTCTGCTCTGCGGGCTCCCGGCCCGCTCGTTCCAAAACCCTACAGTCTGAAGCCTGGCTTACTTCTTTCCCCGGCGGCTGCGCTTCTCCATCTCCGCCCTGTAGATGGCGTCTATGCGCTTGGCTTCCTTCTGCACCGGAGATTCACCCTGCATCGCGGTGTCCTTGCCAAGACTCTGAGCCGCGCTCTCGAAGCTCGCATAGCTGCCTGTGCCATCGCCGGCTTTCTTGCGGGCGGCGTTCAGGGAGTCCAGGGCGGTGTTGAAGGCCGCGATGGTTTTCTTGTCTCCGCATTTGGCGATGAACGGACGAAGACCCTTGAGAAGAACGGCGGCCGT